CAGGTTCGTGGGTTATCAACCTCGTTGACTATCAGGGCACTGTTACCGTGCCGCAGAACGAGCCGCTAGAAATCTGGGCTGGCGGCACAGGCATGATGCTCATCAAGCGTGAAGTGTTTGAGAAGCTCTCAACGGTTGTGCCGGCATATCGCAATGACGTTGTTGATCTTTCAGGCACGAACAAGCCGCAAGAAGAGATCAAACAGTATTTTGCTTGCAGCATCGAGCCGAGCACCCAGCGCTTGCTCTCAGAGGATTATCACTTCTGCCGCGTATGGCGTGAGGCTGGTGGCAAGATTTACGCAGCACCTTGGATGGAACTGGGCCACATAGGGTCTTATCTGTTCGAAGGCAGACTTATTGCTGAGACATCTTCAGCGCCAAATCCTTGACCTCTTCAACCCTTCTCTGCCATCCTTTGCCAAAGGTAGGCCATGTATTGAGGGATTGCATGAAATGAAGACGTTCTTCGCAGAACTGCTCAATAAGCTCCGCAGTGTCACGTTGTTCTGCGGCAGCTATTGTAAGCGGGCCTATGACGCCATCAGAGGTAAGGTTGAGTGCTCTTTGGACAAACTTGACCGCTTGTGACGGACCAGAGTTTACCGCGCAGTCAAACAAACAATAGTCGAGGCCGGTAGGTAAACTGTCGGCCTTGATTCTATCCCAGTAATTCTTTTTGTAGAGCGGTGCTACGTCTGACGGACCTAACGCCCGCATAGCCGCTTCATCAACATCATGCCCGACATAGGTTTCCCAAGTCTTCTTGGTCACGCCGAGGTTAGTCATGCCGCCTGGGTCTTTGGGGTGATTTACAAAACCGCCTTCGTTCTTAAGGATCAAGGCAAGACATTGTTCAAAGTTGTCTTTCATTATTTTGGCACCGAGTTGTAAATCATCTTGTCCTTGGCAGTGTCGCTTGAAGAGGCTCCAAAGTAAAAAGCAATGATGCCCATCCAAGCTGTTTGGAGAGCGCCGAGGAGCAAGAGCAGCGCTTCATTGCCCGTCGTAGGTAAGCCGTAAACAAGCATATAGAGAAGAATCCCAAAAAAACCGATTGTGACCGTTACCGCCAAAGCGCGTGGTATCCAATCCTTTGTTTCTTTCTGCATATCACGAGCCGACGCGCGATCACCCGCCGCGATGCGCTCCAGATCAATGTCCAATGATTTCATTTGAACTTTGAAATCAGAATCAATCTTTTTCAACGCAGAAAGTTGGTCAGCGGTAGGATTGGTAAGCGCCGTTTGAATTTCTTCTTCAGTCGCGCTGTCATGCCCAAACAAGGCACCTGAAATAGCTTTTACAGCCATACCAGCTACAGGACCACCAAGAGCCGTAGCGATAGTTGGTGCAACAGAACCGATCAAAGGTCCGAATGTTTTGAGAATGTCCATCAATGCGCTCCTCTAAGCGTCAAAACTAAACCGATAACACCCATAGCCAAAATCAAACCGCCAACAATACTGGAAACGAAGATTATGTCTTTCATTGCTTCTTCAGCAGCTTCCGCCTCAAGTCTTGCTTGCCGAGCGGCTTCTTTCTTCATTTCAGTGACTTGCTTTTGAATAGCATCCCAAGCGTGTTTGCCGTGAATAGAGATAAAAAGGTTTTTAGCATCCAAAGCTAACTGGTTTGCCTTGGCCTTGGCGCTGTAACGCTTCATAGCCTCCGCTTCGTAGTCGGCGGTAGACTGAAACATCTTCTTTTTATGAGGCAGAGATACGAGCTGAACGACTTTAGAGACTTCAGACATCAACCCGCTAACGCGTCGGGCAGTATCAACAACATCTTCCCCCGCGCTAACCGCAGACTTTAAACCATTGTAAATGGCTGTAGCGCCAGCAAGTATGGTAAACGGGTCCACATTTTATCCTATCTGCATCCCCACCTACGGCGAGCGGCTTTACCTCTCTCGCCTTTCCACTTCTTAGACCTAGCGCAGAACGATTTATGTCGCGGGTTCTTTGGGTCTTTGGTCGGTGATTTCAGCTTGCTTCCGGTAGCACGGTTATACTTCTTGCGGCCCTTTTCAGTCAGACCGCCACCGGCCTTTACTGATTGCTTTTCACCACGCCCGACTGAAAGAGATGGACCAGCCATTAGCGCCTCGCTGTTCTCTTGGACTTTCTGAACGCTTCTGCCGTAGGAGCGCCTTTGCTACCGACCTTACGCATACGCTCGCCAGAACCTTTGCGAATACGTTCGCGCTTGGCATTGATATTTGCGTAAAGACCTTGCTTTGCCATTAGTAACCTACCGCTGTGACTTCATTTTTAATCAAAATGCCACCGACGTAAATGTCAGCAACAGCACCTGCTCCACCGCCACCCAATAATTGATATTGAATGTCGCTCTTTTCAGGAAAAGGTAACGGAAATTGCAGAGGCACTGTTAGATTTTGAACAAATGCTGTTTGGCTAAGAGCATGAATAACGCCGCCAGCAGCATTATCGACAAGATAAGTGCGTAATTTTGCATACGCGCCGCTTGTCACTGATGTGTTGCTGTCTGCTTGGTAATACGTCTGATAGAACGTGTAGCCAGCAGGTACGGTGTACATGGACATTTGAGTGTCGCCCTGACCGGCGAGAATTTTAGCGTATGTAACTCCACCATTGATCGCAGTCACATTGCCAACCGCATTGCCAGAGTAGGTCATCATGTTGTTGATACGAAAAAACGATTTGGTCGTATTGACGTTCGTAGTTCCGTTTAAGGCCACGTTCTCAGAAATGACGTTGTAACTGGCATCAAGACCGTTAACGGTAATCACAACAGCCGTGTCTGCCGCATTAGAGCTAACAAGCGTCATAACGACAGCAGAGCCTGGATAGGTGTAAGTGCCACCGGCCCCAGTCAGACCTTCCCACAATGGGCCATACGCCGTACTGCCAAGGGCGGTCGTGTTGCCAAACAAGTTCAGGGACGAATGATACGGAACCTGACCACGGGAAACTTGCAGTTCAAACGGCTCATACCGTCCGTGCTGCGTCATGGAGAAGGTTGACTGCGCCATTAGACAGAACCCTTTTCAGGCTTGCTAACTGGGGAGTTCTTGTAATCTGTCGGATTGCCAGAGAAGTCCCAAGTCGAGACATAGCCCGGAGGTGCCTTGCCAGAGGTGTAGCTGTTAACGCCTTTACCAAACGTGTCCCGCACAATCTGAGGGCGGGTCGGGTAGGCCATCTCAGCCTTGCCCTGCTTCATCCTGTTGTTCTCGTCCTTCACGGCGACGCTCCTTTATCAGTGCCGGCAGATACACCACTATACCAAAACCGGCGGCAATTTGTAACCTTTCGGGGCTTGGGGCGTACATCGCCCAACTTGCTAAACCAAAGGTCATTAACAAAGCCGACACGGTTAGAATCCGGTCGGTCAATACCGATAACGCCATCCTGATGGCGGCTATAAATGCAGCGTCCATGTCGTCCCCTTACTTGGCGCTTAGATGTCATCTGGGGTAGCAAAGCCACTTCCCCACTCGTCCTCTGAAACCTTCTGCTTCAGCTTCTCTAAGTTAATCGCTCTGTCGATGATCTTCAACTTCTGTTCGAGATCAATGTCAACTGAAGCCATAGAGTCCTTGAGCAAGTCTGAAATTGCTTTCTCAAGATCAGGGTTTATCCCGTTCTTTTTGCTCATCTTTTTGCCTTACGTTTTGCCTTGCGAGCAGACGACAAAGCAATTGCAACTGCTTGACGCTGAGGCTTGCCGCGCTTCATTTCACGGCTGATGTTCTCACTGATCGTCTTGCGAGAAGAACCTTTTTTCAACGGCATCTTAGTCTCCAAACAATCTACCAAGTTTATTTAAAATGTTGCTTCCAAGAAGCCCTGCGCCGCCGATGTAAGCGCCATATCTAAGTTTTTTCCCACTACTCAATTCAGAAGCCAAACCCTGCAACTCAGCTTTTACTTCAGGAACCTTATTAAGCCACTCATTGTTAAGGATGTATTGCTTTACTTTAGCTGGGTTTAAGTCCCCAGTAAGTTCGTTCGCAATGTGCTTTCGAGCCGCATCATTTACAAACTTAGGATCAGCGGAAAGACGTTGAAGCGCCTCTACGCTACCTTCACTTTTAAATACTGAAGCAGGCACATCTTTAGGGTCAACTTTAGGTATTTCTGGCAAAAATTCTCCAGCTGGAGTTGTGATCTTTTTGCCCAAAGCTGTAGCAAATTGATTTATTTCTTTTGAAAGATCGGCATATCGAGAATACGTTTCTTCTGCCGTCTTGACTCGACCTGTGATGTTTTTCAACAAAAGGTCGTGCGCCAACTTGTACGCTTCATTTTTAATAGCTTCGCCGCCAGTTGCATACGGATCAATAGACTCTTTCAAAATGCGGCGCTCTTTATCAAGAGCTTCAATCTTCGCATCTTTCCCAACTCTTTTGATAGCGTCCATTAAAACGCTTTCTTCTTCTTTCGCTAGCTTTCCTTGATTTTGAATTAAAAAATTACGCAAATCTTGGACATAACCTTCTCGAATATAATTTTCGACAGGCGCAGCATCACGGTAGAAATTTTCAAAAAGAGCCTTTGCTTCTTCTGATCTTCCTGCTCTTAGATTTTTTAAGCGGTCAACAACTTTTGTAATTACATCTTTTCCAAGCGCCGTTGAACCAACAGGCTCGGCAACCCTAGCGGTCAATGATGCTTCAGGAGAAACTGCACCACGCACAGCACGAACAACGCCACGACCTCC